ACTTACCGTTCCAAGCAATTTTTGCTGTTTCTTGTTTAGTACTGGAATTTGTATATTTTGCTTCACAAGAAGAATTGAGAACAAAAGTTTTGCTGTCAATAACTTTTATAACGGGAGCATATTCTCCAGTTTCAGTATTTACACATAAGGCTGCTTTACTTTTTGTGTATGGATAATCGTGTGTTTCTACGCTAATAATTGAAAAAGTAGCATCTACAGTTGGAGATTTGTATGTATTCAAAAAAGTTTTAGTTTTTGTAATATCTGTAACTGCTCTACTAAATATAATAGAAGGCACTCCAACAAAATCTGTGTCTAAACTTGCATAATAATAGTCGGCCATAGTTTTTACAGTTTTTGGCGTACTTATGCCCAACACCTTGTGGAAGTCTTCTTCGGCAATGTCAAATGTAATACCAGAATCAGCGTTAGCCCAAGGCATATTTTCTAATGTAAAAATATTGTTTGCATAATCAACATCTTTTACAATTGAATCACTTATGCTTTCAGTTGCCCCAGAAACATAATAAAAAGGCATTCCAGGTTTTATTTTAGAAACATTATTTAATGGCTCATTAGTGTCAATTAATTTAATTCTATTTTCACTAATAAGAAGTTGAGTTGAACCATTGCCTATTGGATACCTAGTTTTTTTACCACCTAATTCACCATAAACTTTATCTGACTTAGGTGGAGTGCTGCTGTCTGTTTGAAATCCAGTAATTCCGTTTGTTTTTATTAAAGTGCCCGCTTTTACTTTTCCAACCCAACTGTAATCTTTAGGTTGGATAGAATAAAGAAGTCTTTTCCTAGTTTCATCTAATGTAACTATGTAAGAATTTTTTTGATTTTCAAATTTTAATGAAACAAGTCCGCTTTTTTCGGCACTGGTGTTGTTTGGATTTGCTCCTAAAAAAGCGCTAAAAGTTATTGTATTATTTATATCATCAACTTTAGTGACACGGCAATCAAAACCCACGGTTGGCACAGAACCAGTGTCGCTACCAGGAATTTTTTTGTCCGCCAACTGAGTTATTCTTGCTCCCACGGAAATTCCAGTTGTGTCAATATTAGTAATAATATTTTGACCTTCAACAACAGTAGGTTTTTTTGAGCCAGTGCTTGCATATCTGTAAATAACAGATGTAGATGAAATAGCGGCTATTGGGTATTCTTTTTCTTGACTTTTATAAGTTTTATATTGGGCAATAGGCACATCTTTGTCAAGATTAGTGATGGCAACTTCGTTTCCAACGCTCAGCATATGTGGCTCGTCTGTTGTTATGACTACTTCTTTACTACCCTCAGTAACTTCTCTTTTTACAACATCAAATATTCCGTCTTTTGCAGTCTTGAATGTGTGGTCAACACCAGAAACATTCCATTGAAGAGCCTCTTTATCAACAGTTATTTTTGTTGCGTTGTAAAAATCTTTATTTACTCTAAAATGACCGCTAAGGTTATATCCGCGTTTGTCTAGGAAAGAAAGTTCTACGGCAACTCCTTCTTCAATTGTTATAGTGTCCCCAGTGTCAGTATCTAATTCAACAATTAGTTGCGTATCTTTTTTGGGGTCTACATAAACCAATGTATTAGAGTGAGTAAGATTCCAAGTTTTCCAAATCTTTCTGTGCTGGAAATAACTTGTAAATTCATTAGCATTGATAGTGACTGTTTTTGCTACAACATCGTAACTTCTAGTCCAAATTATTCCACCCCAAACGCATAGTCCGTTTCTAAGAACATAAATAGCGTTTTTTCCAGGCAAAGTTGAGTTGTACACATCTAATCCATCTGTTTCAACAGAAAGACTTAAAGTTCCAGAAAAAGAACCAGCGTCTTTTAGCCCTTTTTCGTAAGATACGCCAGTTAATGGAACCTCAGCGATTACTTGATTAGTAACAATATTTGTTATGAAATATCTATACTCTACTGATGTGTCAGTCATAATTACCTAACTTTGTATCTGTCTTTATAATTATTATACACTAGCCAATCCAACCTGACCGATAGTAAATATTTACAGAAGCCTTAGTAACTTCATAAACATGGCCAGTGGAGACCGATGTGTCGCTAACATTTGACCCGCTATTACTTGCTGGAACAAATGTAAATGTTTTTGTAGTGGGAACCGCGACTACAGTAACCGTAGCATTAGCAAAAACATTTGCGTCATTAGACTGTAGTCCAACAATTTTTACAGATGTGTTTGCGGTATAGCCGTGCTCTGTTTCTGTTGTAATAGTTGCTGTTGTATTTGGGTGGTCATAAGAAACTCGTGCCGCATTTATTTTATTTAAGTCTTCAAAAGAAATTTCGTTGTCACCCGGTTGGAGTTCAATCCAATCTATAACGGTATCTAATTTTGAACGATAGCCACCAATTTCACCATTTAAAGCAATTTCTCTGTTGTAAGTATCAATACTCAAAGTTTCGGCGTAAGACCTAATAATTGGCACAGTATCTCCATCGTAAGAACCAATATAAGATACTCCAACATTAGAATAATAAACTGGCCGAACAACTGTAAATTTGTCTGGAGTGCTGGGATTAATGCTTGTTACATTGTAAGAGCCATTAAAAATGTTTCCATAATAAACTCTGCCGTCAGTAAATGAGGCAGAAGACCTAGAACTCAAATCAGAAAGATAAGCGGTGCCCGGACTTGAAGAAATATTAGCAAAAGATATAATATTTGAAAATTCCTTATAAAAACTTATTGCCGTGCTGTTTGCTGACACAACTTTATAAGTGCCATTAAAATTTTCATTTACGCTGTCAATTGTTATGTAATCATTGGCTTGAGCACCTAAGTCAGACGCAATAGTTATAGTAGCAAGAGACAATGTTGCTTCATAACCAGTAACAGCAGAAATAGTTTGAGAGTTGTAAAGATAAACTTCAAATGAGGTAGTAGTTGGAACAGATGTTATTGCGTGAGTTCCGCTATATACTGGCCCAGCATTTGATAAAACAATTTGGTCTTGAGTAGAAAAACCGTGTGCCGCTTGCGTAATTACAGTTGCTTTATTAGTAAGTTCATCATAACTAACGCTGGAACTGTTAGACCAAACCGCAAATTTTGAAGTAGAAGGCGCTGAGCAAGCGGCAGCGGTAGATAAGCCAGAAACAGAAACTCTAAACTTATTTTCATCGGTAGCATAAACATTTGTAATTGGATACTCACCGTTTACTACTGCAGAATAGCCAGCCAAAGCGTTAATTCCAGTCAAATAAATTTTTTGACCAGCAGAAAAATTGTGCTTTAATTTTGTATTTATATCCAGATAATCTGTAGCAGAACACACAACATTAGAGATTTCAAATGTATCAACAACATTAAGTATGTCAACGGAATCACCAACGGAATAGCCATGAGGAACGCTATTAGTTGTAAAAATTAATTCTCCGTTTAAAACTTGAGTGCTATATACAGAATAAGTTTTATATTTGTCAAGTCTATAAATTACATCAAGCAACTGACTAGAAGTTTTGTTGAATAAAGATGTTGGACCAGTGGTTGGACCAATAATTTCAAAAATAACTCCTACTGGGGTATTTCCTTCATTTCTAATAATTTTTGACACATTGTTAATAATTGAAGCGGTGTTGATTGTTTCTAACGCATAGCCATCATCTCTAGCGTCTGCCCACTTAAATTTTATTGGATTGGCAGCGGTAAGACCTATTGAAAAATTAGTCCTACCTCTAGGAGAAACTGTTTGAATTTGAGGTGTGCCACTAAGTCTAACTTTTAGTGCTTTTGGTGTATCTTCATTTAGAATCAACCAAGCGTCTTTTTTTACAAGATTTATGGCTTTTATAAGACGCTCTCTGGCTGCCTCAAGTTGAGTATCAGTATCTTGAAGTAAAAAACTTCCCGTAATTGTAAGTTGCCTAGCACCAAATCTTCCAAAAGTTGTAAATGAGCCGTCGCCCCACCCGCGAGGCAAATCTTGCATGCTTACTTCTGGAAGATTCCACCAGCCCTCGACATTATCTACAACCCAAACAACACCATACTCGTCTATACGATTGAACACAAAATTACCAAGGCGTATATCGGCCTTGAGTTTCATACCAGTTAGGTGGTCAATATATTTGTTAGATAAAGATGTATCTACAAGTTTGTTCTTTTGACCTTGGTTATATATTAGTGAAGTAGCAGTCGTGCCAGGTTCAAACTGCAGAGCATCGACTAGAAAATAATAGCCATCACCACTGGTAGAACTACTTCTATAAACAAAACCTTCAAACTGAGTAACGCTAGCAGGTACTATAAATGAAAACTCTAATCTAACCCAACCGTCATATGAACTGATAGTAGTTGGAACCGAGTCCATAGTGCTGTTTGTGCTTCCATAAAAGTAAGCACGAAGTCTAAAATCAGAAGTTGCCTTGCCAGCAGGAACTTTTACATAAGCAGAAAAAGTGTATGAACTTCCAGCATTTACTGAAACCCTATAATCTTGATGAGTTTTTAATCCGCTATTTGGGCTTGAATTAGCAAAAACAACTTTAGCGGAATATCCAGTTCCATAAAGGGGCTCACTACTGTCTAAAGAAATAGTTGGATTAGAGCCAGATAAAGTAAAGCCAGACCAACCATCTGAGTTAGCAATAAAAGAGGGGTTAGTGAATAAGTTTGGAGTAGTAGTAGCCATTAGACAGCACCCTTTCTCATCTGGAAAGCAAGTCTTCGGCTTACTTCAGCAGCAAGAGCATTGACATCCATATCTGGAGTGCCGTTTACAGTGACATTGATACCGCTGCCACCCATCATTTGAATCATTGCTTTATCTCTCTTAGATAATCCGTCTGGGTCAAGTGGCTCGATACGCTCTGGCCTACCAGCCTCAGCAATAATTCCTAAAGTACCGCCAGCAGACGGGCTAACAATTCCACCTTTTTCAAACATTTGAGGCACAGTAATTGGAGGCATTTTTGGAATTAGTCCAGCATCAATGGAGGCATTTATGTCTATGGTGCCACCGCTAAGTTGTTTTAAAATGTCAAAGACGGGTCTTAATGTATATGACATAAGTTTGATAAGTAGATTTAGCAACTCTACAACTAGGTTTACCAGCCCAGTAAACATATCTGCCAAAGATTGGACTATCCCCTGACCAATTGTTTTAAACTTTTCTCCAAATGTTTCCCAGTCATTAGTCATAAGAGCATCAAAAAATGCTTCTACTAATTCTGCCATTAGTACCCAGTATTGTAAAAGCGGTTCAAGATAAGCCATTACTGCATCTATAATTGGCATTAGCAAATTTATAATGACTTTTACAAGTTCTACTACAACTTTAATAATTACAGTCAAAACTTTAAATATTGCGCCCTGTAAAGCGTACCAAATTTTCATAATTACTGAAATAATTGGAGTAAGCACCTGAAGTAACATAGTTACAACTGGCATAAGTTTTGATATTAATTCAGCAACTAACGGGGCAATTACTACTATTAAGTCTGATATAAGAGTTGCAAGTAGTAAGAAAAATTTAGTTAATGGACCTTGACCGTCTCCTTTTTCTCCACCAAATAATGTTTTCATAAGAACTTGGAAAGCATTTATTACTGGTTGAAGAGCAGCCATAATTACTCTAAATGCTTCACCTAAAGCATCCAAGGCTGGTTTAAATGTGCTATTTATAGCGTTTCTGAATTTTTCATTAGTTGTGTAAAGCGTAATAAACGCTGCGGCAATTAGGCCAATTATCATTAATATAGGGTGGCCCATCATAAATGAACCTACTCTAGCAAAACCAGCAACAAATTTATTATTACTATAGGTAAGTTCGGCTAAGTTTTGTTTCGCTAAAGTAGAAAATATCTTAAATCTTAAATTGGCTGCTTCCACTGCTAAACGAGTTCTACCCCAACCACGCGCTAAAATATTTTGACTAGCAATTAATTCTCTAGTTCTTTTCGTTGCGTTTGTCAGGGTGCTACCAGCCTTAGCACCAAAAATAGATAAGTATTGCCTTGCTTGGTTTACAATACCTTCACGGAGCCCCTGCTCTGCCCTAGCAACCGTCTGAACCGCAGTTTTTGCACCATGAAAAAGGTCTATTGTTTTACCAACAGCAGCATTTACTCTTCTAAATCCTTCAAATAAAAATTGAGTTACTGGTTCTGCAAACTTTTTAAGTTCCATAAGACCAAGAGTGACGGCGTGAATTTTTCCAGTAAAAGATTGAATACTATTTACAACAGGGTTGCTAATAATTTTTGAAAAAGTATCTGCACCTTTTAGTAAAGTTTTAAAGAAGTTATCAATTGCTGCGTTGTCTGTAAGTTTGTCAACAATCTCAACAATTTTTACAACTAATTTTGCCACTGTAGGTAGTGCTTGACCAGCCTTTTTTAAGATACTAGAAAAATAAGGAGAAGCCTGTTTAATAATTACCCAGAATTCTCCAACTCTAGGGTCAGCACCAAACTCCACAAGAGCCTTAAAAATACCACCAATACCACCAAGCATTTTTTTGGTATTTACACCAATTTCATTAAAGAAAGTTTTGAGTGAATTACCAGTTTTACCCATTGTTCCAAAACCTTGGGTCGCTTCAATTAACCAATTGAGCAGATAATCTCCACCAGTGCCAGGCCCAAAGTTGGCCATAATAATTGAGCCAAATGCTTTTAGTATGTTTCCAGCAATTTTTCCAAATTTGCCAGCCATGTCCGCGGCGGTAATAAAGAATTTGCGTAGTCCAGTATCGCCAGTTTTGTCTAATAACGCATTGAAGTCGTCAAGCAATCTAGATATAAAATCAGCAAGTCTATTAACAATAGGGCTAGAAGCAGCCATAATTTTAAAGAACGCTTTAAAGAATTTTGTAAGAATTGGGCCAAATTGTTGTACAACATATTGAATTGACTCAAATATTTCTCTTAGATATTTTCCCGCTTCCGCTGAGGAAAAGAAATCTAAAATTACTTTTACTGCACTACCTAGTGCTTTTCCAATTCCAGCAATTCCGTTGTATATATCGTTAAAAGTTCCAGAAGAAATTAATTTGCTAAGACCTTTTTGAAGAAGCGGTAAAAATCCACTGGCAACGGCTTCTCTAAGATTTTTTAGAATTGGCTGTAAAGTTACTAAAAATTTAGCAAATCCTTTTTGCGTGGCAGTTAGATTTGCGTAAGGGTCGTCGGCTGCTGCTTTTGCTCTGGCTTTTGCACCTGTACGCAATTCTTCGTTTAAGTCAGCACTTCTGTCTTTTGCTCTACGATAGTTTAAATCTGCTTGTTTGTAAGCAAGTTCGGCTTCTCTTCTAGCCCTACTATCTGCTGGCAGGTCTGCGGTTCTTGCTAATCCTTCACGAGCCTTTTCTAAAGATATAGCAGCCTGTTCCTGAGCCAAGGCAGCGTCTTCAGCATCAAATTTTAATTGTTGAAGTTCTTCACGAAGGTTTTTTAAAGTTTCTGTTTGTGCTTTTTGTTGCTGAGTTGCTTTTTGTACGGCTTCGCCTACGCCGTTGAACGCCATTTTTGCCACTGCTGTGGCGGCCTTCA